TTGGCCGATGCGGTCAAGGAACGGTTCGACGCCATCAACCGGGGTGAGACCGAAGCAGCAGGTGAAGCAGCTAAACCGAAGCTCAACTACAACTCAGCCACTGGCGCACTCACTGCTGCGGCCATGGTCAAGATCGAGAGTGACATCAAGCAGCTGCAAGGTCTCACCGATGTCGAGACGGGCCTCCTGAAGGACCGGCAAAAGATCATCGATCTGTACGAGGGGCAGGGCTACATCAGCTATCGTGGCGCCAGCGAGGCACGGCTGAACGCTCAGCAGGAATTCACGGACCGTCTTGGCGAGTTGTATGCGCAGGAAGAATCGATCCTGAAACGGGGCTCGGCAACTGTGGCCAAGACCACCCAGGACAAATTGAAGCTCCAGGACAAGCTCTCGGAGATCACTCTGCGCCGGGAAAAGCTCGAGCGCGAGGCGCAGCAGTCGAACCTCGAGCGCGAGATCAAGCTGCCGGGCGAAACGCTCAAGGACTTGCAGGAGCAGGTGGCCAGGAGTCAGGGACAGCTGCGCTCGACCGAGGAACAGATCAAGGTCCTGCGCGAGACTGGCTCGATCAGCGAGATAGATGCCTTGAGGCGCTTGTCCGATGCCCGCAAGTCCAGTGCTGATGAGCTGGCCGACTTCGCGGCCAAGGCACGGGAACTGGTGGAAGCCACCCCGGGCAATGACAAGTTGGCCGAGTCGTTCAGGCGTATCGAAGAAGCCGCCCGCCAGGCGGCCGATGGCGCGAAGCTTCTGGGCCAACGGGCGCTGGAGTTGTCAGACCCAGGCGCCGGGTTTGCCAAGGCGCTGCGCACCCTCGGTGAAGAGACCGAGCAGGTGGGCAAGCAGATGGAGGCGGTGACCATCAAGGCCTTCAACGGCATGACGGACGCACTCACCAATTTTGTGATGACCGGCAAGCTGGACTTCAAGTCGCTGGCCACCTCCATCATCTCGGACCTGATCCGCATCCAGATCCAGCGCGCGGTCACGCTGCCCATGGCCAAAGCACTCGGCAGTCTGTTTGGATTTGCCGATGGCGGGGTCATGACCTCATCGGGGCCCTTGCCACTGCGGGCGTATGCCAGTGGCGGAGTGGCCACCACACCGCAGTTGGCGGTCTTCGGTGAGGGATCCATGGCCGAAGCCTATGTGCCGCTGCCAGACGGCCGCTCCATCCCCGTGACCATGAACCAGTCCTCATCCGGGGGCGGGGATGAATTCAACATCTCGGTGAATGTGGTCGAGGGTGGAGTGACCAGCAGTGCTGGGCAGGGCAAGGACCTGGGACGGGCGATCTCGAGCGCAGTGCGCCAGGAGTTGCTCAACCAGAAGCGTGCGGGTGGACTGCTGGATCCGCGTCGGCAGTGATGTATTGAAAGACTCTCATGGCGACATTGACATCGACATTTATATGGATCGCCTCGATCGGGGCATCCCTTACCGTCAAACCCAATGTCCGCAAGGTCTCCTTTGGAGATGGTTATGAGCAGCGCCTGGCCTACGGCATCAACACCCAGCCGGAGGTCTGGTCGCTGGAGTTCCGGGGAAAGTCCACGGCAGAGGCTGCTGCGATCGACAACTTTCTGCGGGCACGGGGCGCGGTGCAGTCCTTTGACTGGACGACCCCAAGCGGTATTGCGGGCAAGTTCCTCTGCGAGGAGTGGAGCCGCAGCATCGAAGAACCTAATCTGGAAAACATCCACGCCACCTTCCGGCAAGTGTTTGATCTGTCATGACCAGCCAAGCCATCACCTCAGAAATTCAGAAGCTGGCCCCCAGTGCGGTCATCGAACTCTTTATGTTGGACCTGAACCTGTTTGGCGAGGGCGTGGTGCGGTTTCATGCAGGCACCAACGAACTGCGCCGTCAGGTGGTCTGGCAGGGCAACACCTACGAGCCGTTTCCCATTCAAGCCGAAGGCTTCGAGTTCAACGGCAACGGTCAGGTGCCGCGCCCCAAACTCAAGGTGGCCAACGTTACTGGCAGCATCACCGCGCTCATCCTGTCCTACCAGGACCTTGTAGGGGCCAAAGTCACCAGAAAGCGCACGCTTCTAAAGTATCTGGATGCGGTGAACTTTGCCTCAGGCGCCAACTCCACGGCCGATCCTTCAGCCGAGTTTGCCGACGATGTGTATTTCATTGACCGCAAGTCGCGTGAAACTCGGGATGTGGTCGAGTTCGAGCTGGCCGCTGCCTTTGATCTGGAGGGGGTGTCGCTGCCTAGGCGCCAGATCGTGCAGAACGTCTGCCCTTGGCAGTACCGGGGTGCCGAGTGCGGCTACACCGGCACCGCCTACTTCAACGCCAATGACGAAACCGTGAGCTCTCGCGCACAGGATGCTTGTGGCAAACGCCTGGTGTCCTGCCAGAAGCGCTTTGGCGCGAACGCCGAGTTGCCCTTTGGCGGGTTTCCCGCAGCGGGGTTGATCCGGTGATGCTTGAAGTTAACCAGACACTGGCGCTGGCCCATGCTGCCCGGGAGTTTCCCCGCGAGTCCTGTGGCCTGCTCGTCATTCACAAGGGCCGGGAGACCTATGTCCCTTGCCGCAACATCGGCGTGGGAACCGACCAGTTCGTGATCCACCCCGAGGACTATGTGCGCGCTGACCAGCTTGGCGAGATCGTGGGGGTGTTTCATTCCCACCCCAACTTGAGTCCTGAGCCCAGCCAGGCCGACCGGGTGGCTTGCGAAGCTACGGCACTGCCCTGGTTCATCGTGAGTTTCCCGGCTGCGCAGTGGACCGAGTTGCAGCCGCAAGGCTATGCCGCACCGCTGGTCGGGCGCGAATGGGCGCACGGTGTGCTCGACTGCTACTCGCTGATCCGGGACTGGTACGCCCAGGAGCGCGGCATCGATCTGCCAGATTTCGCACGCTTCGACGAGTGGTGGAAGCGCGGCGGGAACCTGTACCTGGAAAATTTTGCTGGCGCAGGTTTCCATGCATTGGAGGCCTCCGACATGAATCCGGGCGATGTCCTGCTGATGCAGGTTGCATCGCCTGTACCGAATCACGCTGCCATTTACCTGGGCGACGGACTCATCTTGCACCACCTGCAGGGCAGGCTGTCCAGTCGCGATGTCTATGGCGGCTACTGGCAAAAGATCACCACCCACACCCTAAGACATCAACTTCTGAATGGTCACGATCCTTCTTCTCGGTGAACTGGGCAAGCGCTTCGGGCGACGCCACAGGATGGCGGTGGCCTCAGCGGCTGAGGCTGTGCGAGCCTTGTGCGCCAACTTTCCCGGATTCGAGCGGGAGCTGGTGGCCTCGGGTGAGCGCGGGGTGGGCTACCGGGTACTGGCCGGGCGTGATGCTTTGAGCCTGGACCGGTTACACGAGCCCAGTGGCCAGCAACGCATCACTATCGCGCCAGTTGTGTCTGGCGCAGGGGGTAACGGTTTGGGTCAGATCCTCTTGGGCGCTGCCTTGATCGCCGTGTCCTGGTGGAACCCAATGGGCTGGGCCGCAGCTGGCTCGTTCCTGTCTCAGGCCACGCTCTATTCGGTGGGCACTTCCATGATTTTGGGTGGTGTGGCCCAGATGATTGCTCCAACGGCCAAGGCGCAGGATCCATCTGAGCGACCTGAGAACCAGCCCAGTTATGTTTTCAACGGGGCGGTCAACACCACGGCGCAGGGTCATCCCGTACCCGTGGGCTATGGCCGTCTCATCGTCGGTTCGGCCGTGATCAGCGCGGGAATTGATGTGGACGAGATCGCAGTATGAACACCCCTGAGTCTGGATTGATCATTGGCGCAGGCGGTGGCGGCAAGGGTGGAGGCGGCAGCGCCCGTGTGGCGCAGGAAGCACCGGACAGCCTGCGCTCCAAGGCCTATGCCCGGGTGGTGGACCTGGTCTGCGAGGGTGAAATCGAAGGTCTGGCCGCTAGCCTGCAGTCGGTGTACCTCGACGACACCCCGATCCAGAACCCGGATGGCAGTTACAACTTCACCGGCGTCACGCTCGAAACTCGCCCTGGCACCCAGCAGCAAAGCTATGTCCCCGGCTTTTCCTCAGTTGAAAACGAAGTGGCCGTGGGCGTGGAATGCAAGGCCAACCAGCCGGTGGTGCGAACCATCAACGACCCGGACGTGGATGCCGTGCGCATCAAGGTCAGCATCCCGACCCTGACGCTGCAAGACTTCACCAACGGAGACCTCAACGGAACCTCTGTCAGCTATGCCATCGATGTGCAGGGGCACGGCGCAGGTTTTGTGCAGGTCCTCTCGGACACGGTCTCGGGCAAAACCACTTCCCGTTACCAGCGCAGTTACTACATCCCGCTCACTGGCACTGGTCCCTGGGATGTGCGCCTGCGTCGCATCACGTCAGACTCCACGCAGACCAGTCTGCAGAACAAGACATTTCTGGAGTCCTACACAGAGGTCATCGAGAGCAAGCTGCGCTACCCCAACAGCGCCTTGATGGCCCTGCGGGTGGATGCCTCGCAATTCACCTCAATCCCCCGGCGCAGTTATGACCTCAAACTCCTGCGCGTTCGCATTCCCTCGAACTACTTTCCCGAGACCCGCTCGTATGCCGGAGTTTGGGATGGCACCTTCAAGGTGGCCTGGACGGACAACCCAGCCTGGTGCTTTTATGACCTGGTGACAAATACTCGCTACGGTCTGGGCAGTTTCATTCCCGAGTCGCAAGTGGACAAGTGGGCGCTGTACCGGGTGGCCCGTTACTGTGACGAACTGGTCCCCAATGGCCTGGGTGGCTACGAGCCGCGCTTCACCTGCAACCTGTATCTGCAAAGCCGCGAGCAGGCGTACAAGGTGGTGCAGGACATGGCCTCGATCTTTCGGGGCATGGCCTACTGGTCAGGCGGTGCCATCACCGTGACGCAGGACGCGCCGCAGGATCCCGTCTACCAGTTCACGACCGCCAACGTGATCGGTGGCGAGTTCGCTTACCAAGGATCATCCGCCAAGGCTAGGCACACCGTGGCTCTGGTCAGCTGGGTGGACCCCGATGACTTCTACCGCCAGAAGGTGGAATACGTCGAGGACATGGGAGGCATTGCACGTTATGGCGTGGTGCAGGCCGATGTGGTGGCCATGGGCTGCACCTCTCGTGGCCAGGCCAACCGGGTGGGCAAGTGGCTGCTGTACTCCGAGCAGTCTGAATCGGAAATCATCACGTTCCGCACGGGGCTGGAAGGCGCTGTTGTGCGTCCCGGCGATGTCATCAAGGTTGCAGACAGCAGCCGGGGTGGCATACGCTTGGGTGGACGCATCGCCGCGGCAACCACGGTAAGCGTCACGCTGGACCAGGACCTTCCCGCCGGTTCGTGGCGCATCTCTGTGCTGCTGCCCACGGGAGCGGTGCAGGAACGTCAAGTCGGATCTCTGTCTGGCCGCACAGTCGGTGTAACCAGCGCATTTTCCACAGCGCCTCAGGTGGGTGCTATCTGGGTGCTGGCCTCCACGCAGGTGGAAGTCCAACTGTTCAGGGTGGTGCAGATCGCGGAGAGCGAGCCAGGCATCCATGAGGTCACGGCATTGGCCCACAACCCGGACAAGTACGGCGCGATCGAGCAGGGCCTGGCCCTGCAGCCGCGAGACATCACAGTGCTTTCGAGCACGCCAGCGGCGCCCACGGGGCTGGCGGTCACCGAGAGCCTGTACCGAGTCAAGGACCAGGCCCTCGTGCTCATCCAGGTGGGCTGGGAGCAGGTCTTTGGCGCGCTGGAGTACCAGGTGAGCTACCGGGTCAATGGCGGCAACACCGTCACGCTGCCCCGAGTCTCGGCAACCTATCTGGAGATCCGCAACGCCGACGCTGGGGACTATGTGTTCACCGTGCGGGCTGTGGGGGTGTCCGGCAAGCTTGGGGCGTCGGCCACGCTGAGTCAAACCATCTTGGGCAAGTTGCAGCCGCCCGACGATGTGCAGGACTTTGTGGTGCTGCGTCGCACGACCGATCTGCTACTTCGTTGGAGCGCCAATACCGATGCCGATCTGGCAGGGTACGAGGTTCGCGTGGGCACGGGCTGGGATGCTGGCGCATTGGTTGGGCAAACCGCTGGCACCCAGCTCGTGCACGATCAGAGTGAATCTGGCCAGTACAACTACTTCATCCGGGCGTTCGACACCTCGGGCAAGTACAGCCAGCACGTCACCACCTTTCGGTTGACCCTACTGGCACCTGCTGCGGTACGTCAGTTCGATGTGGTGCAGTCTGCCAACCGGCTGGAGTTTCGGTGGCTGCCGAATGCCGAGCCCGAAGTGGTGGCCTATGAGCTGCGCGAAGGCACGGCCTGGGACACTTCGATCTTCATTGCCGAGGTCAAGTCCAGCAGCTTCACGCTGCCTTCGGGCTTTGACGGCGAGCGCAGTTTCTGGATCAAGGCGATCGCATCGCCCGGCATCTATTCGGACGAGGCCACCTTTGTCTCCACGGTGGTGGCCCAGCCGCAAAACGCCAACCTGCTGGTCACCATCGATGCACAGGCCACCCGGTTTCCCGGAGTGAAGCACTTTGCCTCGGTCGAGTCGGTCAACAGTGAGGATGTGCTGCGCATGGACAGCGGGGTGACGCAGTCGGAGTACCTCTTCGAGGTGAATCTGCCGACCAGCTACCGGGCGCAGAACACATTGCTGGCCAGCATCGGTGCCACTTTGGACGACCGGGAGACCTGGTCAACGGCGAACTATGTCTGGAGCAGCAATGCGGCCAAGCGGCAGTGGACCTACGACGGTGCGCTCAAGAGCATCGAGGCCCGGTTTCAGATGGCGCGTGAGGATGCGCTGCAGGCGGGGGAGTTGTACGGCTGGCGTCTCAATGGGGTGCTGGCAGGCTACGGGAGTCCAGCCAGCGGTGAGGCCATCGGTGTGAGCTATGGCGACGGTCGCTACGGCAGTGGGGTACTCATCAAGGACACAACCCGGATCTCCTGGGGTGTGAGCATTCCGGGGGTGTTCCATGTGAGCTTCTGGTTCATCCCGAACCAGATCACCACTTCGGTGATCTGGACAGCTACTGGGGCCGCAGTGAGCTTGCTTGTCGGGTTCGATGCGGCGGCTGGCAGCTTCTTTCTGGAAGACCACCTGTTCAACCGGATTGTGGTGCCATACCCCGTGAATGTGAGCGATCGAGTTTGCATTGGCGTGTGCCAGACGGCCACCGAGCGCAGGCTCTTTGTCGGAAAGATGGGCGCTGAGGTGCAAAGCGCAAGCAGTCCTCTGCTCCCCACTGCCGGTTACACGGCACTCAAGTTGTACTGAAACAAGAACTTAGTCCTCATCACAACCAACCTGGGCGTTGCATCGAAAGGTGCAGCGCCCGCTTTGTTTAAAGAAACGGAAAACTCCATGATTGAAGAAGGCATGAGCATCAAGGGCTCAATCACGTTGCTGCTGGCCAAGCCCTCGGGTGAGGTCGAGGTGGTACACAAGGACAACATCATCGTCAACGGCGGCTTTGACTTCGTCGCTGATGCCATTGGCAACTCGGCCAGTCGTCCTGGGGTGATGGGCTGGATCGCAATGGGTACCGGCACCACTGCTGCCGCTGCCACGCAGACTGCGCTGGTCACCGAGATCAAGCGCAATGCGGCCACCTATGCCCACACGGCTGGCACCAAGGTGTTCACTTTCACAGCCAGCTACCCGGCCGGTGACGCTACTGGGGCGCTCACGGAAGCAGGTGTCTTCAATGCCGCTTCGGCGGGCATCATGTTTGACCGGGTTGTGTTCCCGGTGGTGAACAAGGGTGTGGACGATAGCCTCACGGCCGTCTTCACCTTCACCATGAGCTGATCGGGCGCCTGAGATGGCCGAGACCGTCAACGTCTCCAGCTCCCCAGGGGCCAACTACAGCTGGACCTCTGGCACGTTCACCTGGGGGAGCGCCACTGCAGGCAAGAACTGGTCAACGGCATACCCGGCTGTTTACGCCCTGAGCGTGGCCACGGACCTGAGCTTTGCTGAGCTGGTTCAGAAACTGGGCATCAAGCGCAGTTCCGAGAGCCTGGCCTTTGCAGAAAAGCCCAGCCGGGCGGTGACCCTCAGCAAGTTCGAGACCCTGAGCTTTGTGGAGACCTACACCGACCTGATCGCCTATGTGCTGCGCTTTGTGGAGTCGCTGTCCTTCTCGGAGAAGTACGCGGGCGCGGGGACGAAGGCTGTGTTCGAGGTGTTTCAGGTGGCCGAAGTGCTGGCACGGCAACTGGCCCTGCGCAAATTCGAAACGCTGTCGCTGGCCGAGACCTACACGGATCTCATCGCCTACATCCTGCGCGTTGCTGAAAGTTTCAGCATGACGGAGGTGGCAGCCAAGGCCATGACCAAGCTACAGGGCGAGAGCTTTGGCCTGGGCGATGCGTTGGCCCGCTCCCAGGTCAAAAGGGTGGCGGAAGCCTTCTCGTTTGCTGAAAGCCTGGGCCGAACGGTGGCTTACCAGCTGGCCATCAGCGAGGGCTTTGCCATCACCGAGGCACTGTGTCGCGCCCAAACTCTAAGACTCAGTGAAGCCCTGAGCCTGGCCGAACAGTACCGGCGCCGGGCCAATGGGGTCATCAGCGACATGATCGTGGCCAGCACCGAGATCACCGCGCAGGACTTCATGGACATCCTGGAGTCGGGTCATCCCCCTGGTTACACCAACTTTCGGGACTTCATCCAGGGCGACTACACCTACCAGCGGGCGCTGTTCAGGGCCATCCTGACTTCGAGCAACGCTGACCGGGGTTACATCGATGGCCTGCGCGTCACGGTGGATGTGCCTGATGTCTTTGACCGTGGGACGGCGCAGGTCGTCACTGCCGCAAATGGCGTGGCGGTGGTTTTCATTCGCCAGTTCCGGGTGGCACCCGAAGTCACGCTGACTTTCAAGGGGGGCACCACCATCGCTGTTCCCCGGATCCTGGGTGCGGTCAGCACCTCCGGCTTCACGGCCGTTCTGGAAAACACCTCTGGAACCCGCGTAACGGGAGCCATTTCTTGGGTTGCCCAAGGGTATTGATAGGGTACTAAATGCAAAACTACACCGAAATTCCTTCTACTACGACGCTCTCGGACTCGCTGTCGCAGATCCTGAACAATGACAAGACGGCGTTGTCACTCTCCAGTGGAACGGCATTCCCAACTGTGAATCTGCAGCTGGGTATGCCGTGTTTCAGGACCGATGAGCAAAAGCTCTATATCCTCACCGTGGTCAGTCCCGTCACGTGGAAGATGGTCATTGACCTGTCGGCCACGGTGGGCAAGGTGGCCAATGCAGATCTGCTGGACGGCATTGACTCCACCGGATTTGCACTGAGTGGTCACAACCACGATGCAGCCTATGCCGCGCTGGGCCACAACCACAACGCCGCCTACTTGGGCATCACCGCCAAGGCGGCAGACGCCGACAAGCTCGATGGCTATGACTCCACCGCCTTTGTGCGTTCGGTCAACGGTTACGGGCCGGATGCCAATGGCAACTCCACAGTTCCGGTCGATTTGTCCAGTCGAGTCGCAAAGGCCGGGGACACGATGACAGGGCAATTGACCATCCAGAATCGACTCCGCGTCGGGGAGGGTACGTCCGCCTGGATCGATCTGACGGACGACGAATCGCCTAACGGTGTGAAACGAATCCATGCCAATTCCAATCTGGTCGGATTCGTGGGTGGAGACGGCAACTGGAAGCAGTACGTTAATGAGTCAGGTCAGATGTGGGCGGCCAACTATGGATGGTTGCATGAGCGCTTTGCCACCCGTGAAACGGTGTGGGGCCAAGGTGGAGCGCGCGACACCGGGTACAGAACCAATTGCGGAAACATCAACTGCAATTCGTGGACCAACAACGGCTATGAAATATTTGATGTGGGTGACGGCAGGCACCAGTTGCGCGCCTACTACGGGCTCCGAATTTCCTGGAACTGCGATTGCAACTGCGCCTGTGGATGCTGACATGACCCGGCGAATCAGTACTCAACAGCTTTGGCCCACGCCCGTCATGTACGTTGAACATTTTGGCGCTGATGTGGATGCGCACAATGAAAGTCTGGCCAGGGCAGTCATTGCCGGATGTGAGAAGCAATCGGGCTCCAAATATGAGATGCGATTGCTGGACTTGCAAGATGTCGACTGTCCGTCCGTGCGTTGGTTGTGCAGCGGTGTTGCCGAGGCATGCGCCATCTATTGCGGGTTCGATGGTACCGATGGCATTGATGTCGGTCTTCGTGGTGTGCTTCTAGGGCATGGCAATCACATCAGCACGCACACCGAAATGTCGGAAAGCGACATCGGTGTGGCGTACTGGCCCAGCGGCGACCGCGCAAGGATTGGGACGGAAATCAATCGGCGTGCCGATGGCATTCATGCCCCAATTTTTAAAGTCGAAGATCCGTCCAGACACATTTCCGATCTGCGACTGCCCTTCGAGCACCCGCACTCGGTGGACGTTTGCCCCCGCCCAGGCCTGATGGCCATCTACCCGGCACACCTGCCGCACAACGCACATCCCTACATGGGGTATCAGCCCTTCATTCAAATCGTGGCCCAAGTGCGTATGCCCTGGCCTCAACATTATGGGAAAACTTGACATGATCTACCTGGTTTCCGATCTGGTGCAAGAGTCTGAACTTCAAGAAGATCAAGTACAGACCATGGCACTGTCCCTTGTCGATGGGATCTGCCTGAAGGTGGTGGTCGATGGCAGCATGGTGGTCTTGGATCCACGTCTGCCATACCTAAAGCCTGACATCGCCAGTGGACACAAAGGTCCTGAGGGCGATATTGGACTGGTCTGGGATTCGGAGCGATTCAATTCGCGCTCTGCAGCTTCCAGTGTGGTCGACCGTAAGACCCTGCCCGATGTCACCGCAATAAACCAGCTGTTTCTGGTTGGCTTTGCGGGTGACGATCTGTATTTCCACACGCGCATGCGCGTCAAGGAGGTGCCCAGTGGCGTGAACCACACCCACATCACCAGCGAAGACCTGTATTTCGCTCGCCCGCGTCTTTGGATGTCCGAGCTTTCTGATGCCATGGCCGAACTTGTCGTGCGCAACAAGGCCAAACGCACTTTGCTGGCACAAGTCAAACCAGAAGACTCTATTGCCGCCCTCGAAAAACAACTGGACCTGCTGTCCACTCTGCTGTTCAAGGTGATCAATGGCGAGCCAGTGCCCGCATGGGCAGCCATGCTCAAGACGGCCGTCGAAGCCAATTCCTCGACTGTACAAAGCGGGCAGGCGGGAGCGATTGAGGATTTGGCCCGGCACAAGGCCGGTATTCGTGCACTGCAAGCCACCTATTTCCAAAACCGTAACCTGGAGGCGTGATGGCCAAATTCAGTATTCATGTCCTGCGCCAAGACGGCCTGCATGACACCATTCAATACGACAACCAGACTTCCGAGCTGAACTGGAGTGATGGACGGCCCGTCACTTCAGTGAATGCAGGAGAGTTTCGGGATGCCGTTGCTGTTGCTGTTGATCACCCTGGCCGCAAGGGAACAGTGCGGACACTCAAAATCAGCCTTGGGCTTTCCTGCAACTATGCGTGCAGCTATTGCAGCCAACGCTTTGTTCCTCATGCTGACTCAAGTAATCCCGCTGACATTGAGCCATTCCTCACTCAATTGAGCGAAGTGTTGATTGAGCCGCCCGAGCGAATTGAATTCTGGGGTGGTGAGCCGTTTGTCTACTGGAAGACACTCAAGCCATTGGCCGAGCGACTTCGGACGCAATATCCGCGCACTATCCTCAGCGTCATCACCAATGGGAGTCTGCTGGATGCTGAGAAGAACGACTGGCTCGACCGTTTGGGGTTTGGCGTCGGACTCTCACACGATGGACCCGGCCAACACATGCGTGGCATCGATCCGCTTGATGATCCTGAAAAACGAGCTGCCATCCTGGACCTGTATGCCCGACTTCATCCACAAGGCCGTATCAGCATCAATGTGATGCTTCATAGAGAGAATCAGAGCCGGGCCTGTGTTCAGACCTGGCTGCAAGAGCGCTTTGGCGACGATGTGCGTATTGGCGAAGGGGCCTTCATTGACCCCTACGATCAGGGAGGTATGGCCTCGACACTCAGAACCGATGGGGAGCACTTTGCATTCCGGTCCAGAGCTTTCCATGAGCTGCGCCTTGGCAAGGTGGCCAATTTTGACATTGCTCAGAAAAAAATCATCGCATTTGTCGACTCCATCCGCTCTGCCAGACCGGCATCTGCGGTTGGTCAAAAGTGCGGCATGGACAAGCCCGGAAATCTGGCTGTGGACTTGCACGGCAATGTACTGACCTGTCAGAACGTGAGTGCATCTGCCACCGCCCCCAACGGCCGGCCCCATCTCATTGGAAACTTGTCCAATTTGCAAGCAGTGAAGATGCGCAGTGCCTCACATTGGAGCCAACGCAAGGACTGTGCAAACTGCCCTGTACTTCAAATCTGCCAGGGCTCTTGCATGTTCCTGGATGGTTCGCTTTGGGAGGCGGGATGCGATGCATCTTATACAGACAACGTTCCTTTTCTTGCCGCCGCCATCGAGTATTTGACGGGATGTATTCCGTACTACATCGATGGAGACTTCCGGGAGGAGCGCAAGGACATCTTCGGGTTTTCTGAGCAGGCGAGGGTGCCTCGGGATAGTCTTTCCAAACCGTTCCCGATTCCAGTTGTTGTCGCCTGAACTGATCGCCCCCCTTTTATTAACAGCCGCCATGGTTCGCCCTGGCGGCTTTTCTTTTGGAGAAACGAATGCCAGAACCTACAAGCAGTGGGGTCGCCGGAGCAGCGGTGGCCTACAAAGCATTTGGTGGAACCGCCGCAGCGGCTGCTAGCGGAGCCACCTTGGCTGCGGCGGTGGTCATGTTGATGACCCCGCCACGCAACAAACGGGAGTGGGCCGTGGGCCTGATCAGCACTGTGGTGTCCAGCATTGGCGGCGGCGCCATCACCGTCGAACACTTTGGGCTGCACCACTGGGCCTTCTCAACCATGGGGCTGTGCGCTCTCGGTGGGTTGATCTTTGCCTGTGGCCTGCCTGGGTGGGCTATGGTGCGTTGGACGTTTGCCTACATCGATAAGCGCCGTGATGACTCGATTGATGAGGTGGCCAAGGACGTGAAGGAGATGCTGTGAAACCCAGTGAATTCATCATGCGGCTCACCACGGCCGCTGTCGTGTCTGCCAAATCCACAGGTGTTCCAGCAAGCATCACGATCGCGCAGGCAGCTCTTGAGTCAGCCTGGGGTGAGTCTGGTTTGACCAGAAATGGCAACAACCTCTTCGGAATCAAGGCGGACAGCCTCTGGCGCGGCCAGACCCTGACTATGAACACCAAGGAGTTCATTAAAGGGCAGTGGGTGGTGGTGCCCGCCTTGTGGCGCAAGTATCCGAGCTGGCAGGTCAGCATTGATGACCACGCGGCGTTCCTCAAGCGCAACCCCCGCTACAAGGCCTGCTTTGCATGCGCCAGTGCTCCGGCATTTGCCAAGGCGCTGGCGCAGGCGGGCTATGCCACAGACCCCGAATACGCCAACAAACTGATCGTACTAATGGACAAACACCAGCTCCAGGCCTTGGACGGAGGTGGCCCATGA